CGAGCTGCGACTCCATCGCTGGATCATTCGCCGCGTTCGTTGCCTCGGGCACGAGAAGCGGCGACAGGAAGGCCCCAACGCCCGCACCGAGGCCAGCGACAGACAAGCCGGCCGCAGCGCCCGCGGCAGCACCGGAACCCACGTCCGTCGCTGCAACGTCTGATGCGATGCCCGCCGAGGCGTCCGTCGTCACGTCTTCTATCCCTCCTGCCAGTTCCGTCCCGGCGGCTTGCCCGCCAGCGCTAGAAAAACTACTGAGATCGCTTATGTCACTCGCATCGCTCGCCGCATCGCTCGCGTCCGTCAGGTCGGTCGCGTCATCGGCGAAATTGATTCCGCCTGTCGGATCGGTGATCTCAGAACTCGCATCGGTGAGATCGCCTGAGGTCGCCCCAGGCAGCTCGCTCCCTCCAGGTTGGGCGTACTGCGAACCGATGGTGTTGCTGCTGCCACCGTTCAAGAAGCTCTTGAGGGCGCTCGCGATGGTATTGACCCCTCCGGCGACGGTATTACCGCTGCTGCCGGTGGTGCCGGAACCTGAGGCGCCGGAGAAGCCGCGCGCGATCTGACCGAACAGGGTTTGCAGGCCGTTCGCGAGATTCGTGTTCTGCTGCACGGTGAGGTTGATCGCATTCACAAGTGGCCCCATGCCGGCGCCAAGCGACCCGATCGACTGCGTGAGGAGCGTCGAGTAGGTGTTCTGCACCGACGACAACGCCGTCTGCCCGATCTGAAGGTTGCCCTGGATCAGTTGCTGCTGCGTGATCGCCGTCTGCGAGTCGATCTGCTGATCGTAGCCGGCGATGACCGAAGCATCCGTGATGCCCTGGCTCTCAAGCTGCGCGCGAATGTTCTGCTTTGCGGCCTGATTCTGCTGCGTCAACTGCGTCTGCTGGGCACTGGTCAACTGCCCGGTCGAGTACTGGTTCGCTACCGTACCGAGTTCGGATGCGGCCTGCTCTTGCTGAGCGATCGAACTGTTGCCAGAAACCGGCGCCCCGGTGAGGCCCTGCATCGTCTGACCGAGTTCGGTCGTACCGGCGCCTATGAAGGTATTGCCGGGGCCGGAAAGCTGGGCGGTGAGTGCCGCCGTCTGACTCTGCGCCTGCGAGGCTACGTACTCACCGAGGCCGATGAACGCGGCAGATGAGCCGAGCGGAGATGAGGCGATCTGCCCCAGGCCAGACAGGATAGACGACCAGTCAAGGCCACTTGATGCGGCAGACGCCGCGCTCGTGCCGGTTCCAGTGTCCGACGGCAAGTTGATGTTGGTGTCGAGGCCGCTGGAGGCATCAAGGCCGGACAGATCCTGCAACGGGTTCATACCCTGCGTTGCCGTCGCCATTGAATCGTACGAGGGCAACTGTTCTTCTGAATTTTGCGGCTGATACGCGATGGTCGCAGGGTTGACGGTCTGCGGGTTGGTCGCCGTCGGGTTTGCGACAGCTGAGCCCCCCGATCCTCCGATGGTCGTGGGTAGGCCATACGTTGAGTTGCTCGAGCCGTAGAGTTGTGACTGCGGCACGGAGGAGGTGTCGGAGGAGCCCGCGGCGTTGATGTCTGAGAGTGCCATGTCAGTTCAGCATATAGGTGAAAGTGATACCGACGGCAATGCCTTTGGCCCCGCTCGCAGTCCAGGTGCTTGTCGCCGTGGAGGACTGCTTCAGGAAATTGACGACCCCAGCCGATGAGATCTGAATCGTGCCGTACGTCGTGGTGCCATTGTCCTCCAGAGGGTTCACGGCGCAGTACTGCGTTCGCGCCGGATATATCACCGACGGCCACCCGGTCATCGTGAACGTATTCGCAGTGCTGGTCCCAGCGACGCCAGGGACGCTAACCGTCACCTGATTCCCCTGGCGCGACCACACGACCGTCGTCGTAGGTGACCCCGAGATGTCGGTGATCGTGCCCGTGAACTGCCCCTTGTCAGACGAGATGTCTACGTACGCGTTCGCCGTGACGCCGAAGGTTTCAACCGCCGAGCCCGTGGCGAGAAAGCTCTTGCCGCCAGAGGTCGACAGGACCGCCAACGAGTTAAAAAATGCGGTGCCTGAACCGGCGCCAGAAACAATCTGAAAGTATGTCCCGTCATAGACGAACTTGACGACGCTACCCGCGGAGAGTTGCCCGACCTGCGGCGATGACAGATCCTGATTCTTGACGGTCTGGGCGCCAGTGCCGCCGACATTGAGTGTGACGGCCTGAGCTGTGTTCGTGTTAGCGATGAGTACTGTGACAGAAAGGCCAGCGGCCAGAGTGGCAGTGAGTCCAGTTGTGAGAACGACCGAGATCGCATTGACCGCCCCCGTGTCGGCAAAGAAGTTCTCGTAAGTCGCAAGGTCGTTGATCGCGCCGATTGAATCCGTGTTGTTCTCATCGAGTTGCGCGAGGTTCCACGGCGGGTTGGTGCCGGCGAACGTGTTAGCGGGTGAGATCGGCTTGGCCATTATGCAAGTCCAAAGTAATGATCGAGGTCAGCGTGCAGTCGCTCGTGGTATTGCATCCACGCCTGAAGCTGCTGGCGGTCATCAAAGTCAAGACTCGATAAGCCCACCGTCGGTGACTGCTCACCCGTGCCTACGATGAGGCGCAACGTCTTGTGGCGCGTCGCGTGACGAGCGAACCAGTCAGGTGTCAGCGCGCCAGTCAGGTCCATAGCCGGCAGCGATATACCCTGCTTGCTCGCCGCCTTGTCGTACGCGAGGTGCTTTAGCCAGTGCTGCATCTTGAACTGACGCTCGGAGGAGGTGCGCGCGAGCGGCCAGAAGAGGGCCGAGGTCGATGCGAGCGCGGATGTAGTGTTGAGTGTCATGTGTTGGGCAACGGGCTCCAGCGCGGACCGAGTTTGTAGTCGAGCCCGAGCGTGTGCAGCTCAAGGTTATACCCTGTCGCCTGAAGCCGCAGCCCAACGTGGCGAGAGTACATCGCTCCTGCCGGCGCGCCCATCGCGAGGGTGAGCCCGGGTGAGATCCAACTACCCATCACGTTTCCTGAGTTGATCCACTCACCTTGGACGCCGGCCGAGTTCTGCCACTCACCGATCGAAACAGGTGGCGTCGCGGTCGGTGCGAGTATGCTCTGCGTCTGCGACTCAACGTAGAGACCGAAAGATGTGCCGTAACTGTAGATGTCCGACTCGACGCCGACCTGAATCACTTCCTTCAGAGCAAACTCATCCTCCATCGGATAGAGCTTCGTCCAGGCTGTGATTGTGGGGTACGTCGCCGTCGAGCCAAAGAGCTGATAGAGCTGGTTGCCTATGAATCCAAAGAGCGACGGGACGTTGGAGACGAGCCCAGTGACGATAAAAGTCAGCGCGCCGTAGTTCGCGAACCACCACACATCTGTCGTCACATCAACGCCACTGTTCGCATTCGTCGCGTCCGTCGAGAACCAAAGTGCCACGATCTGATTGGAGCCGAACACCGGATCGTTCAGGCGCTTGATGAGGAACGCCCCGCACAGGATGTTTTCAACCACGACCTGGCCGGCCGAAACGTTCTGCGCTGGATCGCGGTACTGCCACGTGCCGTCGATGTCGCCCGAGATCTTCGGTGAGTCCACGCCGACCAACGTATGTACGCCGTAGGGGGAGGCGAACATGATGTTGCGGTCGTACGGGATGATGGACGCCGGCTGGTTCGAGCCGATGAGCGCTTGCAGGTTCGTGTTTGTGAACACAGGCGTCGGAGGATTCGCGCCCGAGGGCACGTACACGTCCGAGATCGCGTTGATCCCCGTGACGGTGAAGATGTAGAGGTAGCCGTTCGCCGCGATCAACCTTTGGATGTTGGAGCGGATCGTCGGGTCCGTAAGGTTAATAAAGGCCGCCCCGTTCGCTGCTGTCCAGTAGTTGGTAGCGCCTGCGGTTTGGTACCCATCGACCCCGGAGCAGTAAAGGACACGCCCCGCCGCGATCCAGACCCGCCCGCCGTAGACAGCAATAGAGTTCCCCGAACTGGGAGCTCCGGTCCCGTTGATGATGGCAAACGTCGTTCCGTCATAGTAGTAGTACCCTGTTGAGTCGATGAATAGAATCGCGGTGTCGTTCCACTGCGTGCACTGCGAGCCTGCGCCAGACAGGAGCGTGCCAGAGTTGATCAACGCTGAGGTTTGCGCTGCGATGTTGTACAGGAACACCTTGCCGTTGGTGGCGAAGTTGACCAAGTACTCAACGTTGTTGAGGTTCAGCCCTTGCGACCAGTAGATGAAGTCTGAACCGTAGTTGACCAGGCTCGCAGAGATGTTCGGCACGACGTGTGCGTTCTGCGGGCCGATTGGGATGATGTTTTCGAGGTTGTAGAAATAGTCATCCGGGATCGCGGTGCGCGAGGACTGAGTGTTGACTCCGTTGAACGACGTGAAGTAGCGCTGCAGGAGCTTGCGCGTGTCCTTCTCGGCGGCAGGATTGCCTTGCGGAATCTGCGGCATTACCGCGGCACCGAGGCGTATGGGTTCTGCACCATACGAGTATTCCAAGCTTTGCTGCAGCGGCGCAGGATCTCTTGATACAGGTCAAAGAAGTACTTCGCCTCACCTTGCGCCTGCAATTTGAGCTTCGCCTTGTACGCGGCGTAGTACTGCACCGGCTCCTGGAACGGAGCTGGGATCGGTTCGAGGTCCGTGTCGAGCACGAGCGGTTGCGGGACGATCGACATATCCCACTCGACGCCGTAGTTCTGATTGGGGACCGGTGCGATGTAGATCTGATTCGCACCCATGCGCGCCCAGGCGACCGGCCAGTCGAGGTAATTGACCCAGCCGCGAAGGAAGGCGGTCAACTGCGTGTACGCCCAGTTCTTCATGACGTAGCGCTCGTTGTTCACGATGCACGAGAGTGACATCGTGTCGATGATCGACGTGTTGAACGGGGTCGGGAGCGTCGTCGCGTAAGGGTAGAGTTCCTGCCCCGCGACCCAAAGCAGCGTCGGATAAGCTGCGGTCGTTACGACCTGGCGGAGAGCTTTCGTCTCCTGGGCTACGCGATTACGCGCCTCGTTGATGTAGTTCGCGAGGGAAGCCTGCGACCACATCTGCGCCAGTGGGTCATTCAGGAGGTCCTGGACTTGTGGGATGTAGGTGCTGTAGAGCACTCACCGCTTCTTCCCTATGTTCTGCTCGACGCGGCGCGGCATGACCGGCTGATTGGCCAGGGGGTCCTCGGGACCCAGGGGCGGAGTTCCCTGGGTCCCGGATTCCCCTTGCGGACCGGGGCTGCCGGGCGACGCAAGTTCGGTTGACTCCGGCAGCACCTCGATGGCCGGCGCACGGTTGTCATCGAGCACGCCATCAGGAGTTCTGCCTCGAATGACGCGCACGTTGGTGCCGAATGGCGGGACGGGCTCGATTGAGATCTCTTTCAACTTTCCGAGCGCGTACTTCATGTCGCGCTGAAAGTTGACCCAGTTCAGGCGCAGGAACGCGCGCTCGCGAACCTCGGTCGCCTCGCGCTGCGTGTACTGCTTGTCTGGATCGAGCCAGCCGAAGACGTGAGTCGCCACTACCTTGTGCACGTCGAGGTACCGACCCGGAGCCCACGTGTAGGGCTTGTCGTCGTACCTGGAGTCGATCTCTTCGGAGGAATGGTTCGTGATGCGCACGAAGTCCTCGTAGTTCAAAAGCAGCGAGCGCTCTGCCATGTCAATTCACCACGCTCAGAGTTGAGGTTGCGGTCGTGCCGTTCGCGAACACCGCTCCCCACGCGGGCGCCAGGAATGTGCCGTTGGTGGCAGACGCCGCGATGATCGTAGTCCACGTTGGCGCGGTCGCCGGAGTGTACCCGCCGGGCAGGGAGGCCGTGGACAGAGGGTCAAGGATCAAGGCAACCTGAGCAAGATCAGCCACGACATTGCAGTTTGCGCCGAGGATAGCGTACACGTACGCCATCTCAAGCTGCGGAGGCGGCTCGCCCGTGACCACTGAGGAGATCGTCTGCGTGGGTCCGCCCGCAAATCCCGAGGCTGAGCTCGCCGTGTAGGGCGGATAGAACACCGGGATCACGGTCATCGAAGTGACGGTCGCGGTCGAGATCGTCGTGTAGATCGTGAACGTGGTCGTCGATGGGATCGACAGGATCCGGAACACGTTGTTGATGAGGACACCGGTCCCGGTGATCGCCGAGGTCGAGCCGCCAAAGGTCACGAAATAATTCGGCGGCACACCGGCGGCCGGAGTCAGCGTCAAGCCGTGCGCAGCGTTCGTCGTGATCGTGCAGATGCCGCCGGCCGAGAGGGTGGCCGAGTTGGGGTTCGAGAACGTGGCGCCGGCACCCGCGGGGATCACGAACTGGGCGATCGAGAGCTTCGGTTGCAGGTCAAGGCCGAAGGTCGGGAAACGTAAGACTGACATGTTTCGGCCTCCTTAAATGGTGTTGTAGAGGAAGCCAGTACTGCCCACGGTACTCACCGTACCGACCCGCACCGTGGTCCGTGGCTTCGAGCACACCAGTTCGAGCAGGCTCACGATGCCGCCGATGAAGCCGATCTGGTACACGGGCAGAAGCGATTCGAACCCTGTGAACGAGAAATTCGCCATCGAGTGGAAGTAGAGTTGCATGTAGTTCGAGTTCCAGATGTAGACCACTCCTTCCGGGCAGTACGGGTCGCAGTAGAGCGGCACCCCTGCGATGTCGATGGCGCGGAACAAGGCGCGCGGGCGGTCGGCATCGGAATCAAACCCGGTTCCGGGGCTGATCTGGTAGCTCTCAAGCCCGGCGTAGTCGTTCGCGACCAGCTTCTCCCAGGTCCCCATCCCGGTCATGGCGCAGGTCGGCATCTCGGCGCCGTACTTCTGCGCGCCCATCATGTACTGCAGTAGCAGCGCGCGCGTCGGGGCGACGGCGCCGGCGGAGTACACCTTGCCGGACCAGAACGTGCTCGCTGAGCGGTTGATGTTGCCGTAGATGCTCGTGTTCGTGCCGTCGTCGATCGCTGCGTTGAAGCCGATCAACTGCTGGGCGTTCGAGATGTTGACGTAGAGCGCGTTTGAGAGCACGTCCACAGTCGAATTCGTCGCGTCGTTGAACACCGCCTCGATGCGCGGGACGATCGCGTGATCGGCCTGAATCGCCGCCTCGAATCCGTAGAACGGAATCGGCGTGACCAGCGACTTTAAGTTGAACTCCGCAGGCTGGATGCCCTGGATGTTCGCCGGCTGGCTGAACGAGCCATCGAATCCAGTCCACTGCGGGATCGTCATCGCCTGACCCTGCACGGGGACAGTGACCGATGAGATGCCGCCCGACGCGGTCTTCGCGTGCTGCATCAAAGCGGCGATTGTCGGAGACGCAGAGTAGAGTTGGACTACTACGGTCGGCAAAAAAGCCCTGCGCGTTATGGCCAAATATTCCTGATATTGGGGCCCGGCCGGAGGCATGACGCCAGATGAGAATGGCATTGATTTTCCTAGATAAATGCGCTCTTAGTAGAGCTGGATGTTGATACGTAATCGATCACGAACGTACCTCGAACTGATACTCTTCCCGCATCTACTGATGATCAGCACTCTCACTGCCGCTGGTTACGTCGTGTCCAAACAAGAAACGTGCTCAACTCTCGGGACTAAGCGCCCGATTGCTGGCAGCCCTTTGTGATCGACTCAGATGCCGCGCGGATGAAACTCGCGCTGGATCTTCTCAGCTTCCCTGGTGCGCCAGCCGATCGGATCCGCGAGCATCTCCTTGAAGTTCGGGATATCGGCTGGGCGCAGCGAATCGGATGTCGGCTCGGCGAGCGCGGCATCTTGGCGCAGTACCCTGATTGCGAGGTCGTAGTTCGGAGCGGTCGGCGCTAGACCATGCGTCTCCATGAGCTTGATGACGGCTTCGAGTTCGAGCCCGGCATCTCGCACCTTCGCATGCAGCACCTCGAGCGCGCGCTCGGCTTCGATCTTCTGGACCTTCGCGGCGAGTACCTTGACCTTCTCGTCGGCCTCCTCGCGGACCTTGGCGACCGAATCCTTGATCTCGAGTTCGGGGAAGGTGAGCTTGGCGTCTCCCTTCTTCAGCAGGCGCTGAGCTGACTCGCGCGTCTCGGGATTCGCAAGCAATTGCTTGGCGAGGTTGCCGAGGTTGATCGCCTGCTTTTGCTCTGGCGTGAGCTCCTCCAAGGAGGCCACGTCATTTCACCGGCACGCGTCGCTGCGTCGACTCGGGGGTCTTCACGTCCATGAATTTCGAGGATTCAAAGCCGCGCGCTGAGGCGGAGTGTGCGCCGCCGATCTCCATGTAGCGCGGAAAATTCGAGATATTGCCGTGCTTCAGGTCGTTCGAGAGCGGATCGCGGATCGTCAGCGAGTCGCCGGGCATGAACAATCGTCGTTGAGCGGGCATGTGTCGTCCTACGCAGCCTGCGGCTGCTGCTGTTGACCTTGGGGCTGCGGCTTCGGCGGCTCGCCAGGACCTTGCAGGGTTGCGAGCATGCGCTTCAACTCGGCGAGCGAGAATTCCTGGACCTCTTCCTCGTGCTCGCCGAACTCCTCGGTGAGCTTCGCGCGCGCAGACAGCATGACCTTGCCTTGCTTTGACTGCACGCCGAATTTCTCGATGCCGCGATCGAGGAGCTTCATGGCGTGGAAGGCGTCGAGCTTGGCCGATGCGAGATCGCCCTCGGGCGTCTGCGGGGTCAACATGCCCGTCGATGACGGCGCGTTACCGACCGGATCGGGTTCGTTGGGCATCGTTGCCGTTTTGGCCATGAGGGCGGAGGCTACGGTGCAGCGCGTCGAATTGTCAAGTTTCCCCGCGCGGTTCATCCTCCTGACAACCGCAGCAGGACCAGCACTCGACGTTACACCATGGGCACACGCGCTCGATCTTTCCGCAGTCACCGCAGAAGGTGTAGAGCAGACCGACAAAAAAAAGGCCAGCGGGGGAGCTGGCCCGAGTGGGTTTCACGGATGAAAGTCAGTCAGGGCCGAAAATCTAGCGGTGCTTGCGACCGCGCCGACCGCGCTTTGGCATCGACATTGGCGAGTCCTCCTCGTCTGGAGTGGCAGCCCTTTGCCTCCGCACCCATCGCTGGGGCGATCAGGCAACCGCTCGGTCGCCTGATTGGATACTACTGCTGAGTCTCGGGCGGCGCAAGCGCACCGGGTGGCACCGGGCCAGGCGGCGCTGCGCCATTGCCGACCGGCGGGCCGTGTCCGCCGTGCGCGCGCTTGGCGGCGATCTGCGCCATTTTCTCAGCGTGCTCCTGCTGTTGCTCCTTCGCTTCGGCGGGCTCTATCTTCTCGCGCAAGTCCTTCTTCAGCGCCGAGCGCATCGGGATGTCAATGAGGTCGAGCAACTTCGAGCGGTCGATCACTTTCATCTGCGCGAGCGTGAAAGCTTTCTGCTCGTGGTTCTCAACAAACACCGGCGAGTTTGAATGCCCGTCGACCTTGGCCTGAAAGTCATCGGGGAACTGGTGCGCCTGGAACGGCTGGCCCTGGTCTGAGTCCTCGCGCATCGGACGCTTGTCGTACTTCTTTAAGATCTTGACGATGAGCTGCGCGACGCCATCCAAACAGTCCTCGACAGTCAACGCGCGGTCGCGAATGCGCGTCGAGCCCAGCTGCGACATGAGCTGCGCGTGACCTTCCGAGCGCACACCGTGAGCCGACTTGCCTTGATTGATCGCCGGCAACCCAGATAACTCGTCCATCATCTGGTCAATCACTTCGATGTCGTGCCACAGGTCCGCGGGCAACTCGGGGGCGACGGATTCAACCTTTGCCGCGGGCGAGTCGACCGATAGCATGCCCGAAGGCGTATCGAGCGCGAGCACCATCTCATCGGCGATGCCGCCGTTGGTGCCGGTGACGTAGGAGGGCGGGTGTGCTTGCTTTCTCAACAGGTGCAGGATGTCGCCCATACGCTCGTTGCGCAGATCCTGCAGCGGCACGAGCTTTTCAACTTCGGAGTGGCCCCAGAAATAATCGTAAGCCGGACTCATCGAGACTTCGACATACGGGATCGTTTGGGAAATGAAGATCTTCTCGATCGGCCGATCCCACACGTTGATCTCGGGGTTGATGTAGGTCACGACGCGGTAGTCTGCGAGCTCATCGTCGTACACGTAGAGCTCGTGCCCCTCGATCATGTCTTCCTTGACTGCGGGTCGGTACAGCGTCGCAGTGGGCTGCGTGAAGATCGAAGCATTACCGGTGATCGCATCGCCCTGGACAGCGGTCACGATGAGGCGGTCGATCGGAGCGGCGTCAGCCATCACGTCAGACCCTGAACCGCCCTGCGTCATCGACATGATCTCTTCGATCTCGGCGTCTTTCTTTCCTCCCGCCTTCAAATTGTTGCGCAGCTCTGACTTTGACATGTGGAAGCGTTCGGCGAAGGCTTCCTGGCGTTCGAGCCCATCCTTGTCTTCTCTTAAAACCCCGAAGTTGTGCGGTTCGACGATAAAAGCCTGTATTTTAAGGCCTTCCTCGAGTTCTTTGAGTTCATTGATACGCTTGAAAACCTTCGGCCTGAATTTCAGCAGCGTCTTGCCGTACGGTGCCGACCAGCGCAGCGCCTGTTTGAATTGCTGGTCGATGTCGCAGTCGTGCCACTCGGCCTGCAGCAGTTCGGTTAAGGGTGCGACCATCACCTGGTCCTCGCCCGGCACCGTGACACCAAGGTCGATCGTAAAGCGCGTCGTCTCGGGCGAGAACATGAAAGAGCACAAGGTGTCGATGTGCGAGTAGACCTTGTTGAATCTCGTCTGCTGCGTGAGGATCCGATCCTCGCAGCCGAAGAGATAGTACGAGCGCATCTGCTGATTGAACTGACGACGGTTATCGCACGTCGCCATGCACTTCTGAATCAGGTCGATATAGAAGAGATGCCGCTCCGCAGCATCGCCCGGAATTCTCATTTCTGGCCCGGCTGCTTCATGATGACGGTCGCCCTACGCAGATGCGAGCGCGCGCCTTTTTGGATCTCACTCACAGGGATGTACGCCGGCACGTCGCGATTGCCCTGGCGGGTCGTCGGCGGCAACAGTCCCATCGCCTTCGGGTTCAATGCCGGAGCAGGCTCGCCGCGGTCGCGCCAGCCCTGCGGCACGAGGTCTGGCTTCCAGTACGGTGCGCCCTTATCACCGATCACTCGAGCGCCACCGGATTCGATGCGCGTGTTCGACATGACCGAGGATCCTTCCTTATCCCCGCGCACGTCAGTCATGTTGTAGTCCTGCGCGATTTGCCGCCGGATCGCATCGGTTCGTGTGGTGACGCCGTGACGTATGGACGGCGGAGTGCGGAACTCCAACGAGACGTACTGCGGGGCACATCCGAATGGACACGAGGGGTGGTCCTCGGTCGACTCGAACTCGTGTTCGTGAAAATTGCAAACCCACTCTCGATTGACCGCCATAGCCCGCCTCTGTACAGCCTCGCCCTCACCGTGTCAAGCTACCCGTCGTGCGACGCATCGCCAACCGCTCGACGATCATCACGCCCGTTGCGGCGCCATCGGTCGTCGCGGTCGCCACATCATCGACGCAAATTCAGATCTCGGCAACTTACGCCGGAATAGCGGCCTTCCAACTCTTTATATACCAGTTCGCCCTGTCATCCTCCGGACCCTGGACGACTCTCTACACGACGAGCGCGGCGAGCGTGCCACACATCGGGTTGACTGCATCCACCACGTACTACTACCGCGTCATCGTGCAGGCGTTTGCGGTGGGTAACTCGCCCGCGAGCGCGGTCACTTCGGCGACGACGCAAGCCTCTACCTCAAGCTCCAAGAAGTTTCCCCCTCCGCAGTTTGGCGGAAACTTCCTGGGCGGCGTGACCGGCCCTTCGCAGACCAATATCAACACTCGCATCGCGCAATACGCGGCAGACATCGCGGCCGGCGCGACGAACATCATGTTCTACACGCTGCCCACCTTCTGGTGGTGGATCGAGCCGTACAACGGCACCGCCACGACGCAGGGCACGAACTACGGGCAGTACTCGAGCGCCGCGTTCATTCAGGATCTTGTCTACCTCGCCGAGCAAGGCAAATATTTGATCCTGAAGATCTACACTTACGGACACGCGGGCGGTGCACAGACTCCGGCAAACGTAGTCCCGAGCTACATTTTCAATTCCATCTCTAACGGCTCAACGATGACCGATACGAACTATTCAAGCTCGTACGGTAACGGTTACTACGGAGCGAACGCTGGATATAACCAAGACATTTATCGCGTTGCATACTGGAACACGGGCGTCGTCACGGCGTTCATCGCGATGCTCAAGTGGGTGATGCAGGTCTGTCCGATCTCTATACCCTCAGGTCCCTGGGCAGGCAATTACGTCGGCGCCGAGAGTTGTCCGGCATTCTTGGGCGTCGTGGTCGATGAGGAGACGACAAGCTCAAACATGGGGTTTTGCTTGAAGACTCCGGCGCAGGGCAATCCCAACGGTCCTGGATACGGCACTAACACCTACAGCGCGGACAACTGGAATATCGGCTACAAGACTTTGATCCAGCAGTGCGGAGCGTTGTGCCCGACGACGAACTGTGGCATTCCGATGAATTTTTGCTTCACGACGAATGCCTCTGCGCTTGCCGCGGAGATCGTGCTTTTCGGCCAGACGATCGCCGCGGCCAAGTGCTGCTGGATGCCGCCCGATTGCTTACCGTACGTCGGCACGATCCCGAGCGGCACCGGGTTAACTTCCGTCGTCAACGGCATCACCTACAAGGGCACGCACGGCGCGATCGCCTACCTGGGCGGTGACGGCACCAACGTGCTGCCTGGAGGGCAGAACTATCAAGGTGTCATCCCCTGGTGCGGACAGATCGAAGGCGATGACTATGCGGGAGGCTCGATCGGGCAGAACTTCACGCTGCAGCAGCTGTGGAATTACTACATGGGAGCGTACCCGAACCTTCAGGGCACAATGACCTCGTGGGGAATCAGTACCTCCGGTGCCGCGGCGCAGATCTGGTCTAGCGCGGTGCGGCCGTTCCTTCAGGCGAATCCCGTGCCGGCAACCCCCAACAACGTCGCACCTCCGGGGTACTGAGGTGGGCGCCGCCATCGTACAGATCTCGGCCAAGGGGCTTTTCTCAAACGCCACCACGGCGACCTGCACGCTCACGGGGGTAACATCCGGAAACACGATCGCAGCCTTCGTCAATCACTACAACTCAGCGGGCAGCGGCTCTGGGACGACGGTGAGCGATGGCACCTCCTACACGAACGACATCCGCATCCCAGGACACGGCGGCGCATCGGGATTCAGCTCGCTCGAGGTGTTCCAGCTCTTGAGCGCCGCCGCCGGCACGCACACGATCGTCTCAACCGCGGCCGTTGCCGTGAATGGATTCGGACAGATGGTGTGCATGGAGCTCTCGGGGCTCTCGTCCTCTCCGTTCGACCAGTCAGCCTCATCATCCAACAACTCGACAACCCCGAGTGTCGGCCCCACCGGAACGCTTGCCGTCTCGAGCGAGCTGTGTTTTGCGGTCTATTGCAATCCCGGTGTAGCAACGACGGGGATCACCAATCCGCCCACGCCAGCTTCGACCTGGGTGAGTCAGTACGCGGATTCGAGCACCGCGGACCTTCCTTTATATATTGCATCGCTGATCTCGCCCTCGACCGCTGCGCTCTCGGCAAGTTGGGGGACGCTGTCAACTTCTGGTCAGTGGATCGCAGCGATCGTCACGTTTCAACCCGCCGCAGCGCCGACGACGGGTAATCCCAGGCTCCCGCGCCGGCGCTCGTACTTTGATACCTTCATTCCACGTTAAGGAACTCACATGTATTACGGGTTTGATTACGACGGCCAGGTTGAGAATTTCACGCTCTCAAGTGCTGCTCAGGACATCTTTCAGATTCAGGCCGCGGCGACCGTGCCGTTCTGCCTCGAGCACGTTGTGGTAACGGCCGGCACCACGGCGCAGAACATTCTGCGCGTACAGATGGTGTTTCGCTCAACCGCAAGCACAGTGCAAACCGCCACCGGCACGTTCAAGGGAAAGTCCGAGAACGCACCGGCCGCGCAGGCCACGTTGCTCGCTGGCTGCACCACGGTAGGCACGCCGGGCAACCTCGGGGGGGCGCAAGAATGGAACGTCACGGCACCGCTTGAGTACAACTGGATCCCGCGCGCGCTCATCATCCCGGCGGCGGGGTTTCTGTCACTGTATTCGCCCGCAGCGTTCGGCACGACGTTGCCGATTTCGATCTGGATCGAGGGATTCGAAGTGCGCTAGCGGATAGACCGTGGCGATAGAGAACCACAACCCGCAGCCGGGCACGATCTTCGTCCGGCACGTGCCGGTGCGTCGGATCTTACTGACGCGCTCGCACCCGTTCACGCCAGGATCGTTCGCGAACCTCGCGCGAAACCTCACACAGCAGAACTATTGGCTCCAGCCGCAGCTGTGGAACCGGCGCTCCATCAAGCCAGCGGTGCGCTGGGAGCTGCTGATCGCAGAGGCACCCGGAACTCCAACGACGGTGCCGAACGTGATCGGGGATACCACCGCGAACGGGGTGGTCGCGATCACCGCGCTCGGCTTTCTCGTCACCGTCATCTATCAGATATCACCAGCCAATCCGCCGAACACGATCATCAATCAGACCCCGGCCGGCGGGGCACACGTTCCGATCACAACGCCGGTCACACTCACCTCGGTCGCGTACCTGACCGCACCGAACGTGATCGGCCTCACGCAGTCCCAGGCGTCAACCGCGCTCGTGCTCGCTGGTTTTGCGCCGACGTTCACGAGCTCATACACCTCGACCCCTCTGGGACTCGTCGATGCGCAGTCGATCAGCGCCGGCAACATCGTCAATCAGCTGACGAGTCCCTACCCGATCACGGTTGATATCTCACTGGGGCCGAGCCCGTTCGTTCTTCTTCAGATCGCGGTACAGGCGGTGATTGAGGCGCAGCTCAATGTTCAGATCCAGTACCAGCCCTCTGCCACCGTGCCGGCGGGGTATATCATCAGCCAGTCGCCTGCGGGTGGCACTGTCGTGCCGATCCAGGGTACCGTCGTCACACTGGTGTGCGCGAACGGCCCGCCTTCGCCGTACGCAACCGTCATGATGCCCTCGGTCGTCGGCCTCTTCGCAAACACCGCGGTCGAAGCTCTCGCAGCACTCGGCATCTCGGTTGACAAGTACCAATGGGTCATCTCGAACGCCGCCGAGGGTACCGTGACGACACAGTCGGTCGGAGCCGGAACCCAGGTGCTGCCTGGGACCATCGTCGTGTTGACTTTGAGTCAGGGTACGGCCAGCATCACCGCAACTACGGTCGTACCCACGGTGTAACCATGGACCAAGTCAAGGGCGTGCATCACCACATCGAACTCGGGGCTCAAGACGGCAATGTCGTGCTCGCACTGAAAGGCAAGTCGATTGCGCTCGAGCCCGACGAAGCCGTTGCACTCGGCCGCGCACTCTCATCCGCCGTCATCAACCTCAGCGCACCGAAAGGTAAGGCCCATGCCGATGCCGCCACAAGGTTTACCCCAGCAGCAGCCGCCCTCTCAAGGCGCACCGTCCCCGATGTCACCAAGCCCGCAGGCCCCCCAGATGACTCAGCCGGGCGGGGGCAAGCGCCCGCCTAACCGTGAGCAGATGATGCAGCAACTCGATCAACACGAGGCGAAGCTGCAACAGGAATTAAAGAAGATCAAGGCGGTGCGCACGCTCATGGGGGCGGACCAGACACCGCAAGGCCAGCGCAAACCTCAGAGCAGATAGGATTTCTCCTGTGAGCCTTGATTTCGAGAACTTTCTATCATTCACCAAAGCTTTGAGGATCAGCACTAAAGAGCGTGGGATGCTCACGCTGGGAGACAACCTACTCGGCACACAGGGTATGCTTTTTGATCAAATACAGCAGGGACTGCAGGACGGCATCCACGAGTTTGTCGTGTTGAAGGCGCGGCAGTTGGGGATATCTTCGGCTTTGCTAGCGTGGGACATGTACTACGCGTTCAGGTACCCGGGAATTTCTGGGGCAATCGTGACTCACGACGAACCAGCACGCGAGCAATTCAGGGCCACTCTTGAATTGTATTACGCTGGCCTGCCGGACGAATGGAAGCAAGACATACCGCAGCACAACCGTAACCAAATAGTCTTCGCCAATAGGTCGATGCTGCAATACAAGGTGGCGGGCTTAATAGAAACTTCGAAGAAGGTTCTAGGTCGATCTTCAGCTATCTCTTACGGGCACATGACCGAGTGTGCCTATTGGGGAGATCCATCTCAGATAAAGAGTCTTAAGTCGAGCATGGCCCAACAGAACCCCATGAGGTTCTTCGTGTGGGAGTCTACCGCTAACGGATTCAACCACTGGTACGAAATGTGGGAAGACGCCAAGGCCTCAAGCTCCGTGCGCCCGATCTTCATCGGCTGGTGGGCACACGATTACTACCGCGTCAAACGCGACGGCCGCGTCTGGCGCCAGTACTGGGGCAAGAAGGGCAAGCTCACCGCCGCCGAACGCGAACGCATCGAGCGGGTGAAGGCCGACTACGATGTCGAGCTCACCGATGAGCAGATCGCCTGGTACCGCTTCGAGCTCGCCGAGCACATGGGAGGCGATGAGATGGCGATGTGCGCCGAGTACCCCTCGCTCCCCGATGAGGCCTTCGTCGCCACCGGCTCAAAATACTTCACCGGCGCCTCGATGACGAAGGCGTACCAGATCGTGCTCGGGGAACCGAAGTGCCAGTCCTTCCGCGTCGAGTTCGGCCAGGAGTTCGCCGAAACCAATCTCGCCGAAGTGAATGATGCTCGAGCCACACTGCGCGTCTACGAAGAACCCGACCCCAAGGGCTTCTACGTCCTGGGCGCCGATCCCGCCTACGGCTCATCCGATGATGCCGACCGCTTCGCTGCAACCGTGCTGCGCGCCTACGCCAATCGCCTCGAGCAGGTCGCTGAATTCTGCACCACCGATCTTTCCCCCTACACCTTCGCCTGGGTCATCGTGCTCCTGGCCGGCGCCTATCGACCGTGCCTGTACAACATCGAACTGAACGGCTCTGGCACCGCCGTCTTCCAAGAGATCGATAACCTGCGCCGCGCCGCCAACCGCAGCGTGCTCCCCGGCGCCGAGCGCTCGGCGCCGAACCCACTTCTTAAAGACGTGACGCGCAAGATCTCTGACTTCCTCTACGCGCGCGAGGACTCCATCACCGGACGCCCCCAGGGCAAACACACCATCACCACCGAGCGCGTGAAGGAAACCTACATGGCCCTCATGAAGGATAACTTCGAACGCGGCATCCTCACCGTGCACTCACGCTTCCTCCTCGATGAGATGAAGTCCGTCGTGCGCGATGGCGGTAGCATCAGCGCCGAGGGCGATGCACACGATGACCGCGTGATCGCGACCGCACTCGCAGTGAAAGCCTGGCAGGATCAACTGCGCAGCATGCTGATCCAGCGCAACGTCATCTATATCCCACCGCAACTGCGCACCAAGGATGAACCGCCCGCCGAGACGGTCCTCGGCCGCAGCGTGCGCAATTACCTCCAGGCCTACGGAGTCCTGCCCAAACCCGTCAATCCAAACAGCGGCGTGCGTACGTATATTCCGCAACCGCGACGCTAGTAGTCCTTCGGACGCGCGCCGTATCGAGCATTGCATCGAGGCGCAAGCAGTCTCAAGTTTGAAACCGCATGCAGCCCGCCTCGCGCGATCGGCACGTGATGGTCAATCTCGTACTCAAACCTGATCGGCGCGTTGCACCCGCACGCACATCTCCATCCCTGCGCCTCACCGATACGCTCGATGTCGCGCTGCGTCACACGCTGCGCTCGAGCGAGCTTCATCCGCGCGCGACGCCGATAACGCTGCTCGGCCTTCGATGCCTTCGCACACACACGACAGTTCGATCGCAACTTCCCACTGCCGTTCTTCACGAACCAGCCGAGCGGGCGCATCACTGCGCATTGACTGCAGCGCTTCTGAAATTTGGATTCAGAGCGGGCAGGGTCCATGAAAAATCTCAGTCACTCAGACCTCCGATGCGCATTACGCGCTCTAATACCTCATCGTACTTCGAATCATCGAGCGCGGGCATCTCGAACGGAAGACCCAACGAGCGCGCCGTGAACTCACACGAACTCGGAAGACGCCCAGTTTCTATTAACACCCGGGCCATCGCTCCCTTGTCCAGCGGATTAACCGCGGGGGCGGAAGAGGCCTCAGGCTTCTTCTGCGCAGGCTCCTTGTACTCGCGCTTCTTGTGATAGGCGAGCGCAAGGCCAATTCCGTGTGAAAAGCTCCCTCGTCCTATCAGACGCGCGTACTCCCACTCCTCAGTCGTGAGCCTAACGGTCGCCGGGACCTTTTTAAGTGCGTTCGGCATGCGTTCACAATAGCACCGAAAGCGAACGCATTGCGAACCGAAAGCGAACGCGAAAAAATTCTGCGGCGGGGCCCGACTGGTGCCACCCAACCTTTCACTCGCTGCCCAATCTGCCCAATCTGGGTCCGGCGCGCTGGGCTCGCAGAGGGTTGTAACGAACTGTAACTCGCATAATAACCATTATGTTAAGTCTCAAGTTGTTGAATACATTGATATTCGTGTGTTTTCTGGCGTGCGACTTACCCATTTGCGACCGCCGCCACAGCAAATGGCCTCGTACCGAGCTCCTGGCGCGGTGCAGCAAAAGTGTTGCCAGTATGGTGACACCATGTACACACCTGTCAACACTCCAAGTCTTTGATTTCATTGGATTGTTCTCTGTGTTGACAGCTCACCACCTAGTTGGCGAAGAACTTGCGTAGTGATTCTCTCTGAATGCTCCATGCAGCCCATGTGAATCTTGGTTTCATACATAGGTACCTGTCTACACATAGAACATCTTAAGGATATCAGGGGCTTGCGTGTTGACAGTTGTTGCCAGGTAACCACCTTGACTTTGGTCTCGGAGTATGTTTAGGATTGATGGGCTCGGATTATGGTTTCATCATTTCAAACACTCACTGAGACTATGGAGAAGCACATGAGCACCGTCGCTGTTAGATTTCGTTTGCGTCCCATGCTGGACCTTCGTCGCAAGGAGGATGCCGAGGCGTATTTGGAAGCGAAGTGGCGTGCGTTTGTTAGAATGCGCGAGTGGAAGAGATTGAGAGCGCGGCTGTTGGAGCAGCCGATTAACAAGCCAGTCAGGACGGCTAATTACGTTGTGGCGTATTACTCGCCTGACCCTGAGCGTTATCGGGTGACATCGTCGGTGGCCTCTTGGCCATAAGCAGCCTTAATCGATCTTAAACGGCCTTAAGCAGCCATAAACGAGCTTAAAGCGGTTTACTGACCCAGAGGAGAATCAAACATGAAACGGATATGGTTATTGCTTACCCTCGTGGCGGTGCCGTGCTGGGCCGCGTACCCCGCCGGCATCTGGCAAGCCTCGAGCAAGACTGAGATCGTGACGTTGATGGTGTTGCCCGATGGGTTGTTCTACGGTCAGGTCGCACTTGCGCCCGCGGGCTATGGCTGTGTGTATCTGATCGCGGGCAACTTTGTGCACGGCGGCACGGCTTCGATAGAGGCCAACTACACCTCCCTGCAGTCCCCGTACCTCGAGCCGAGTGCGTGCAAGGCTGAAGGCGGCGGGGGAGCTGTAGCGAGCCTGAGCGGTGCGAGCCTCAAGCTCCTCGTCTCCACAACCTCGATGAAAGCGACCTGGCTCTTGGCGCCGCTGAAGGCGTACGACACACCCTCGAGCCTCACCTTGATCGCGGGCCAATGGGTCGACCCTTGGACACAGCGGGTGGAGTATGTGTACACAGACGGCGCGTTTTCGGCATACGATCCGGCCTCGGGATGCTCTGAGGAGGGCTCGTATACAGTGGTCGATCCCGCGCACGCACTGTATGCGTTCGTGGAGACTCTGTCCGGCTGTGAGTCGATGGTGGCTGGCCTAAACGGCGTGCAGCTTCGCGGTGCAGCAACGATCGAGTCAGGCCGTCTAGCGCGCCAGGGGGCGTATGGGATGATCGGCGTCGCTGATGGTACCGGGGTTGCCCTGTACTAATCGTCCTTGGTGCTCGCCAGGGCGCGCTGTACGGGCCCGTCGCGCCGCCACACCGTGAGGACGCGGTGCTTGATGCGCAGCTTGGTGCGGATCCAGCCGAGGTCTCTCAAGATCCCACCGGCGCGCAGCTTCGCGCTCATCGATTGATCCCTGGCGGATTCGAGTTCGAGCGCGTACACGAGCACCTCTCTGAGCGAGACCTCATCGCGCTTTTCGATGTACAGGGCGATCGCGTCCGTCCAGATGTCATCCGGACGGCGGGCGAGCTGCTCGGCGCGCGCGTCGCTAAGCGGGACATCCCACCAGGATTCCCCGGCCAGATAGCGCTGCAGGGCTTCTGCGAAGATTTGCTCGCGATTCTCGGTGATGTACTCGACATCGATCGTGCCGCAGGCGATGGGCAGGAACCGCCGCGCGCCGGTGTCATCGGCGTTCCACTCCTCGGAGTTCGTCGTGGCGGCGAACACACACATGCGCGGGTGGGTCGAGGGCATGCGCTCGTAGGGTGCGCGGTAGGAATCCTCGCGGCGCGTGATGACGGACTTCGCGATCTCAAGGGCGATACCCTTCAACTGCGAGAGCTCCGATAGCTCGAGGAACCACTTGCCCGCCATGCACAGGTAGAAATCCCGGTCGCCCAAGTGATACGAGGGCTCATCGTGCCAGGGCAGTGTCGCGAGCGCCCTTAAGGCCGAGGTCTTGCCGATCCCCTGGCCACCCTCGAAGACGGGCAGCATGTCGAGCTGGCAGCCGGGCTGCATGATGCGCGCGACGGCGCCCACGATGAAGCAGCGGCCGACGGCTTGCGTGTACGGGTTAAATTGCGCCCCCCAACCGCGGTGCAGCAACTGCGGCAGGCGCGGGACTTGGTCCCAGGTGAGGCCGGTGAGCCATTCGCGCACGGGGTTGCGTGTCGTGCGGCGCGCGTGGCGGATGACCGCATCATGCACGATGTGCTTGCGCAGGCCCTTCATCTCGATCGAGGCCTGACAGAAGCATTGCAGTGCGATCGTGTCGCTATCTTCCCACGAACGGGGTCGATCGGCGGACATCGTCATGATTCTGACGGCGAACTCGTCATACCAGATGTTACCGAAAGCATTGGCTTCGCGGGAGAGCGCGGCCAGGATGCGACAGACGTTCTCGGTGTTCTCGTAGGGGTTACCCTGCTTGTTCTGATCGAGGCCCCAGTCGAGCCAGACCTGACGCTGCGACTGTGGCGGTGGGGGCTGTGTTCCACGTGGAACGTCCCCGGGCGGCGCGCTCTCGGGCCTGATCGGAACGACCACCGGTGCGGCGGCGAACTCGGCGCGGTACTGCTCGATGAATTCGCCCACATCCGCCCACTGCCACCCACTTTTGATGGCATCGACGATGTCCCATTTCGCGGGCTTGGAGTCGGGCGGGTAGGACAACACGGTGACAGTGGCGCCGAGCCCTTTGAGTCTGCGCCCGGCCTCGATCATCGCGGCGCGTCCGGCCGCATCGTTATCCGGCCACAGCAGGCAACGGCGCGCGCGCAGGGCGGACCAATCCGCGTGCTTGGCGTTGGATGCCCCGCCGGACCAGCTCGTCGCCACGGCCTCAAGGGACTGTTGGGCGATGAGTTCTGCTGCCGCATCGGCTTTCTTCTCGCCCTCGAAGATCCACACCTCGTGAGCGCTCGCGGCGAGGAGTTCGTTCAAGCGATACAGCGCGTGGGGCTTCGGCAGTGACTTGGGCACCCACTGGCGGTCGATTTTGCGCCACTGCTGGAACGTCTTGCCGGCCTCTTGGCCGATGCTGGGATCCGCGGCGAGCTCGTACCGACAGATCACGTGGGTCGTCTCACCGGCGGCGTTACGGTAGCGAAAGCGGCTTGAGGCGGCGCCGAGTTTCTTGGAGGCCGGCGGCCAGTCGTTCTCGGGGATGAGTTCGATGCGATCCTGAGGTTCGCCGGTGGGCGGTGACAGGCGGCGCGCGGCCTCGAGTTGGGATATGCCGTGGATCGCAGCGTACAAAGAGACGTAGTCGCCGCCCTTAAGATGCTCGGCTGCCCGGTCGAGCCATCGGCCTGTGGGAATGTCAACGCTGAGGCTGTGGCCGCTCTCGCCCTGCAGGTTCCCCACCTCGAAGCGCACACCGGTCGCCTTGCCCTTGGGGAACCACTCGCGCAGCAGTTCGCGCCCGCGCGCGGCGAGTGACGCATTCAGCGCAGCGAAGTCAACCGCCGGGGAGAGCACGTGCTACGCCGACAGTATGGCGTGAGCGTCCTCGATACTGCGGGCGATGCCCGCCTTGCCGCCGTGTTTCTTCACGGCCTCGATGAACCGTTGCTGGGCTTGGGTCGGCCACGCTTTTTGCGTCTTGACCTCGATCGCAGCGAACACCGCGACTTGGGTGCCCACCATTTCCGGCGGCACGGTGATGGACTGCCAGCCGATGAGGTCGGATGAGCCGATGCACAGTCCGTAGCGCACGTGGTTGCCTTTTTTGTCCTCCAGCAGCCCGATATTATTGCGAAACAAACGCACGTTATCTTGCAGGCCGAGCTGGATCTGAATTTGCCGCATCAGCGTAGTCTCGCTCATACCCGCCCCTTACTCTTCCGTGTCGACATCACATGCGCCGCCCACAGGTCCGGCCGGCGCATCCCGCGCATCCGTCCCAACTCTATCAACTGTGCAAGCGTTTTGGCTTGCCCCTGCTCGGATTTTTTCCGCCGCGCCGCAAGCTCGTCCGCGCTCGCCGTGACTTCCTCGAGATCGCCATCCTTTTCCACAACGCTGCGAGGTCTGATCTCAAATCGGGTGCCGCATTGGGGACAGACCAAAGCCCGTGCGGGTGCTGCCGCGAAGCACGCCGCGCAGATGCGCACGCCCGGGACAGCGACTCTACTGCCGCGAGCCTCGCAAGCGCCAGCCAGACTCCACGTTCGAGTCTGTGTGGGTAGTCCGAATCGGTGCACGTTGCCGGCGTGGTCGAAAAGGTAAGCCACGGACTTACCCGCAAATGGCCGCAGAATTCGACCCGTTTGCTGAAGATAGAGCCCGAGGGATTGCGTGGGACGAAGCGAGATACCCACCTCGATCGCCGGGAGATCGAAGCCTTCACTGACCAGGTCGCATGATGTAAGAACCTGGAGCCGTCCGGCGCGAAAGTCGGCAACGAGACGCGCTCGCACCTGTGAGTCGAGGGTGCCGTCGATACAGTCGGCCGTGAAGCCTTGTTGACGAAATGCTGCCGCGCGGCTTCGAGCTGCCTCAACGCTAACATCGAAGACGATCGCGCGTTTGCCGGGAGTGAGGCGTTTGTAATGCTCGATCGCATCGCCCGTAACGCTCGGTCGATTGACACGAGATTCCACCTCACCGTGGATGTAGTCCCCGAGTCGGGTGTGGAGGCCCTCGGTTGAGATCGTCGGCGGGGCGTAGACTTTGCACGGGCAGAGGTATCCGAGCGCTTGGAGCTCATCGTAATCAGGTCCCTCGATAAGTTCTTCGAAATGATCGCTCAGGCCTTCGCCGCTAAGTCGCAAAGGCGAGCCCGATACTCCGAGCCGTCGGGCATTCGGATATGTGCTGAGCACTCGCCCCCAAGTTGTTGTTTGAGCGGTATGGTGAGCCTCATCAATGATGATAAGGTCCGGCGAAAATACGTCCGTCCGCCGCACGAGAGTGAATACTGAGGCGATGTAGACCGCGTGGCCTCGTCGATGGTCGTGGGCGGCAGCGATGAAGCCATGTGGCACACCTTGCTCAGTGAGCGCGGTTGAGATCTGTGCGATGAGTTCGGCTCGATGGCAAAGGATCAAGACTTTATTGCCGCGCTCGGCCGCACCGCGACACACAGCGGCGAAGATCGTTGTCTTGCCCATCCCTGGCGGTCCTACGTACAGCACCGAGCGCACGCCACGCCTGTACGCATCGCGCACGCGTTCGAGCGCATCAAGTTGGTAGTGTCGTAGAGCTATTGACATCGTGTGATGATGAGACTATAACAGCGGCACACGGCTGGCAAGCGCCGAATACGTGTGACCGTACAAGTTTTTTAATCTGAAGGAGAACGCATGGATCATCCAATCGCACGAACAAGGGTCTCTACGCTGCGTCTTGAGCAGGTCATGGTGTGGTCATTGAAGTCGGGCGCGCATACTCAGAACGACTCTGGCAACGCCTGCGTCATGGAGGCCGTTGCATACGTCGCCGGCCGAGATTGGGGTGATGCGCCGCCGTGCGTTGACCCTGTGCTCGGTTCCTTCATGCGTGCATGGAATGACGGATTACCGACAGACGCGGACCGAGACCGGCTGCTCAAGCCCTTCATCCCGAAACTCATCGGCACGAAGTTTGATGAGGCCTTGGAGCAGCGCCGAGCCTTTATGGCGATGGACTGGGTGATCCGTGTCTGTACACCGAAGTTTTTAGATCTCGTCCCAGCGCTCGCGTCGCACGCCTTGGCGCTGAGAAATTTGGAGGAGATAGCGGATGCGGCCGGTCTCTTAGCCGCTGGCGAGAAGCTGAGCGCAGCGCGCAAGGCTTCGGCCGCCGCGTGGGACGCCGCGTGGGACGCCACGTGGGCCGCCGCGTGGGCCGCCACGTGGGACGCCGCGTGGGCCGCCGCGTGGGCCGCCACGTGGGCCGCCGCGTGGGACGCCGCGAGGGCCGCCGCGAGGGCCGCCGCGAGGGACGCCGCGTGGGCCGCCGCGTGGGCCGCCGCGTGGGACGCCGCGTGGGACGCCGCGTGGGCCGCCGCGAGGGACGCCGCGTGGGCCGCCGCGCGGGACGCCGCGAGGGACGCCGCGTGGGCCGCCGCGAGGGCCGCCGCGTGGGACGCCGCGTGGGACGCCGCGTGGGCCGCCGCGAGGGACGCCGCGTGGGACGCCGCGCGGGACGCCGCGAGGGCCGCCGCGGGAAATTTTCTCAAGCCCACAGTTGAGTGGCTACAAGTCAGCGCCGTCGATCTCGTCAACCGAATGATCGAAGCAGGTCCTGAGACTGAAGTCACGGAGCAGGCGGCGTGCCTACCGTAACATTTCCGACCGAACGCGAATGGCTTGCCGCGCGACATTTCAACGTAAATTCTACAGAGGTCGCCGCGCTCTTTGGCATGTCGCCGTTCAGCACTGCGTACGAGCTCGCGATCCAGAAAACTCGCGGTGAGCCGCCCGTGTTTGAAGACACCGAGCGCATGAAGTGGGGCAGGCGCTTGCAGGATACGATCGCGCAAGGCATTGCGGATGACTACGGCCTCGTGATCGAAGGCATGCACCTGGAATACGGCACGCACGACAGTGGGGTGCGCCTCGGCAGCTCATTCGACTATCGCATGCTACCCAGGCAAGTGCCGGGCAAGGGCGTACTGCACGAGATGCTCGACAATCTCGGCGCCGGCATTCTCGAGATCAAAAACGTCGATGGTCTTCAGTTCAAGCGCGGCTGGGAAGACGGTGAGGCACCGGCCCACTACGAGATTCAGTTGCAGACGCAGCTCGAAGTGCTCGGGGATAACTGGGGTGTGATCGCCGCGCTCGTCGGGGGCAATCGCACGGAGTTGATCATCCGCGAGCGTGATCGCAAGGTGGGTGCTGCGATCGTGGCCAAGGTCGCGAAGTTCTGGAAGGACATCGGTGAGGGTATTTTGCCCCCGCCCGTGATGCCGACCGACGCGCAGTTCATGATCTCGCTCTACCAATACGCCGAGCCGAACGCGGTGTACGACGGCCAGGACGACGCGGAGTTTTCCTCGCTGCTGCAGGAATACATGCTCGCATCCAAGCAGGTCAGTGAGTCCGAGAAGCACCAGAAGGTGCTCAAGGCTCGGATATTCGAGCGCATCGGGTCAGCGGAGAAGGCGCTTGCGTCGGGATTTAAGCTCTCGGCCGCGATGGTCGCGCCTGCCGAGGTGAAGGCGTACGTGCGCGCGGGGTATCGGGGCCTGCGCGTATCGGAGGCCAAGCCATGATTGTGCTCGCCTGCATCGGTGCGATCACGGTGCTCTACGGTGTCTTTTGCTTCGTGTGCGTGTGCGAGCAGGCGAAGTGGCAACGCGGCTACGGCACATACCAAGATGAGGAGCGACCGACCGATGGGTGAGAAAACACACTTCGCCGTTCCCGAGCGCGCCTGCAAGGATTGCAAGTGGTATGACATCACAACGAGCGGTGTCGGCATCTGCCGCATCAAGCCGCCCGGTACGCATGCGCAGCTCGTCAGCATCGACAAGGATCGTGGCCCGCAGTGGGTGCAGTACACGAGCTGGCCAATTGTCTCCTCCACCGATTTTTGTGCAGAATACTCAAGGAAAATGCAGTCATGACCAAAGCCAAGTTGCTGCGGGTTACCCTTTCCGGCCCGCAAGGGTGCGGGAAGTCTATTGTTGGCCGAGAACTGGATTCTATGCGGCGGCGGCTGTTCAAACGCTACGGCATACGATTCAGGATAAAGGAGCTGCAGACGTCATGACCGACCCCGCACCGAAAGCAAACGCCGTGACCGTGATCGCGAATACCCTGCGCGAGAGGGACATGCAGGCCGCGATCAGGGTCAACCTGCCGAAGGATGTCGATCAGGACAAATTCACTTCGGCGACGATCGAAGCCCTGCGCCGAGCCCCGCAAGTGTTCGAGGACTGCGACCGCACGTCAGTTTACAACGCGATCGTAGAGGCTGCGCGCGATGGCCTCATCCCCGATGGCAAACAGGGCGCACTCGTACCCTTCAACACGAAGGTGGGCGAGAAGTACATCAAGAAGTGCCAGTGGATGATCATGCCGAGCGGGATCGTGGACAAGCTCGCCAAGCAGAGCGTGACGGTCTACGCGGCATCGGTCTACGACGGAGACCAGATCGAAGTCTGGAACGACGATGCCGGGCAGCACGTCAAACACGAAGTCAATGCATTCGGCGAGCGCGGCCCGAGAATTGGCGCATACGCGTGCGCTCGCACCGCTAAGGGCGTGACGTACGTAGAGACGATGAATCTGACGCAGCTCGCGGCGGTTGCGAAAGTGTCCAAGTCTAAGACTAAGGACGGCACACCGTATGGCCCGTGGGTCGATTGGCCGGACCGCATGTCAGAGAAGTCCTGCCTACATCGCATCGTCAAGAGGATTCCGAATGTCACGATCGCCGAAGACGATGAGTTTAAGGAAACATCCGACAGGCCCGCGATTACTATCGCAGCCGTACCGCAGGACACGCCGCCTGAGAGGCCAAAGGCGCTGCAAGCCGTTGTCGACCAAACAACTGGCGAGATTACTCAAGGTGAAGGCAGTGAGCCGTTCTGAGCCCGAACGCCTACTCAACACCGTAGAGGCGGCCAAGCGCCTGGGCGTTCATGCCGGCACCCTGATGAACTGGCGCTGGCTCGGCGTGGGTCCGAAATTCCAGAAAGACCCAAAGAAAGGTTGGGTGTACTACCGCGAGAGTGATCTCAATGAGTACGAGCAGTCCAGTGAGCGCGGCTGAGTTGGTGAAGGCGTGGCTACGGAGCGCGCGGGAATGAACGACAACAAGTCCTCAAAACAGCGCCTCGAAGACATTATCGAGGACTTCCGCGAGGATCTTGGCAAGCCCGTCATCCATTGCGACCCATCGGCTATAAAGGCGTTGCTGGCCGAGATCGAGCGGCTGCGAAAGGACATGGCGCGGCTCCTAGCCACCTCAAAGACAGGCGGATCGGATACCTGTATCACCTGTGCTGCTCACGTTTTGGTCATCACAGAGGATCTTGAGCCGGAGATCGAGCGGCTGCGCGCGGCGCTCGAAAGGATCGCCCATGCCAAGAGCTCGGTCCTCAATGCTGAGCAGTTCGCGCGCGCGGAGAGCATGTTACAGAGATGGGCGGCGGATGCTTTAAACAAAGCGCCACCGGACGAGACGACGGCGCTTCTTCCGGCCGACCAGAAGCTCAAGGAGTTCTTCAGCAAGCATGCGCTCGGCCCGCTCGCGCGGCCGTCCTGTATCGTCTGCGGCCATGTGCCGAAGGACTGGCCGCCAGCCATTCAGCATATGGAGCTGCCGGGAATTGTGGTCTGCTTCCCGTGTCGCGACGCCGCTCAGGCCGCACGCATCGCTGTCACATCGGACGGACTATGAATCGCGCCATCGCAGCGGTCTACGCCATCAGCATTCGCCACTCGAGCGAAGCCGGAAAGCCATACACGGATGAGCAAAAGGACAAGCTGCTCGAGTGTATCCCGGAACTGGTCAGGCAGGTCCAGGCCTACGACGAGCTGCGGAGCGATCCGTGGATCAAGACGTACCTGCAAGCCAAGATGGATGCAGGCCTGGTCCCCGTAGACGCAAAGTGGCTACAAGACAAACCCACAGCAGGGCAAACGTGATCAACATTCTGACCGGCCGCTGCGACGACGACGCTCTCATCGGCCAGTGCCCGTACTGCGGCGGTAATCTCACGCTCGGGCATCGTTGTATTCAAATGGAGGCCGAAATGGCTAGAGCAGCAGATCAGACATCCCCCAAGGTGGAAATGAAGAAGTTCCTCGTGGTCCCTGCGGACGCTTACGACTGTCTGCCGGGGCGCTTCGCAACCAGCGAGGAAGCCACGGAGGCGGCCTCAGAGCGGTGCGCGGAGGAAGGCCAGCGCATGTACGTGGTCGAGCTAAAAGCCGTCGCGGTGCGCGCTGATCGGCCTGTGAAGGTCAACAAGCTATGATCCCAAGCCAGGAGGCCTTGGCGATTCTCGCGGCTCGGGAGCGTCCCGCGCCGAATGAGACCAAGCCGGGGGACATATGGCACATCTGCGATATGGAGCCGCCGCGCTCAAGGCCCCTAGAGTACGTCATGCTTGTGCTCGGGCATCGAAAGCAGAGCCGCCGCAAGCGGGACGGGCATACCTACGTGTACCTCTATCACTGGGGTGCGCCCTCACTCACGGCCACGCCAGCTACTCTGCGGGACAACGACTGCAACGCAATCCAAGCCGAAACATCGCTCCAGTGGTCGCGCGACCGCGGGCACAAGGTGCGATACCTCGGCAACCTATTCAAGATGCTGCCGCTCGAGCGGATAGCGCGCTGATAAACCAGGAGCAGGCTGATGACGAGGGGACCGACACCCGTGGTGGCGGGGAAAACCACAGTACGGAGAGACGCACTGGCGCACATCGCGCAAGCGGTGAAACCGGCTCAGCCGGCAGTCAGACGAAGACTGGATTTGCGAAGAACCGGAGGCAGCGCACGGAGACGGGTGCCGGCCACCACATCAGCCTGCGCCGCTCATTAAACCATCGGGTGATGGATGCTGAAACTGTTCATCGAGCTCTTGATAGTCTGCCTGATGGGCGCGGCAATCCTCTATTTCAGCGACAAGTGAACGGGACAGCGGGTCAATCGGGTGCGTAAAGGTCGCTTCGTCTTTCGGCTTCCATGGCGTCGGTATCTGTCGATTCAGCTTACCGATAAGCACACAATGCCGGTCGATTGGCATTCGGTGGCGTGGGAGATGCTGACCGGAAAGAGAGCGGTCGATGCCGAGTTCATGGCTCGAGCGTGGTGGTACGAGCAGTGCGCCCGACATACCTGCCACGTCGATGTGTGGAATAAGGTGCGGCTCTTGGAGCGGAAGTGCGCGGCGCAGCGGCAAGAGATCAAGCGACTGACGAAACGTTTATCGGAGAGCGAGCCAGATGTTCGTCGCAATCCTTAAGCGTTGGATCTGGCAGTTGGGTTACGGGATGTGGCTCGGGTACTGCGACGTGACGCTCTGGCAGTACGGTAGAGTCATTGTGATTGGGGCTGGCGTGCCGACCAAGACGAGAGGCGTATTCCAGCCCTACCGCGTCTTTTGGCAGCGACCGGCACAGTTGGGCAAGGGAGATGTGCATGAGCGTTGAGCTCGATCTGGTCTGCCACGACTGCAAGAAGGCCATCTGGGGCGGCTGTGACGGCATGAGCGGGCACCAGTTCCTCTATGCCAACCCTGCCGAGATGAAGGCGCTGGGCCTGTTCCTGTACGCCCACATGGGCCACAGACTGGAATACTGCGAGGATCAACGACACGAGGATTACGAGCAGGTCCGTCCGCTGGAACAGCTCAGTGATTCCATAGGAGCGAAGCATGAGTAACGACCACGTTCACCCAACCATGAAACCCTTCGTCGATGCGATAGCGCCGCAGGAGAAGCCCGTGGCGCTGCTCTATACGACCCGCCAGTATCCATGTGGCTGCCGAGCGGAAGGGACTGGTGACGTTCCGGCATACTGCCCCGAGCACGGAACGCCTCCGTGACTACCGCGGCAGATTGGTTCGCTGACGAGCTGGAGTTCCGCCAGCTTTGCGGCGATGCGCAATCACAGGCCCGCGGCGAAAGTGGTCAGAACTTCGCCGCGGAGATGGTCATCAAGGCCAAGGAGCACGGGCTGAATACCTACCTCAGCCCGAAGCAGCTAGACTTCCTGTGCAAGCTGGCCGACTGGGACGTACCCAAACGACGAGCGGACAATGGATCTTGTAGCTAGACTGCGAGCACGTCTGATCACAGTCCCGAAGCCAGGGACGGTGCCTCGCATCCTCGTCCCTGGCGAGTGCATCACAGTGTCCTTCGGCGGAGCTCGCGTGGCCGGCGAGGATGCCGGCGAGCAATTCCTATCCAGCGTCTCAGGCTTGGTATCGACGGGGAGCAAGGTGCAGCGTCATGTCTATGCCGTCGAGCCGTTGTGTGAGGAAGCTGCCCAGGAGATCGAGCGCCTGCGCAAAGCTTTGCAGGACATTACTGACGAGTGGGAACTAGGCGACGCCATCAGAATTGCCAAAGACGCGCTCAAACGCAGCGCTGTCAGTGCATCGGAGCATCCATGAGTGCTGAACGTATCGAGGGAGCTAAGCTACTTGCGTCCCTGCCGCCGGGGGCCGGTAAGTGCGTGGGCCTCGTCCTTTTCAAGGAGCGAGTGATCATCGCCTGCGAGTTCGGCGTATTCGAGTACTTTCCCGACACCCGCGAGGCAGGCACCGGGAAGCTGGAGCAGATTATGTTCGTGAGCCCCGGAGAGGGCATGATCACGGACATACCGACACATCCAACCGTGACCGAACCATGAAATCAGCACGCTGGTCAGCCTCCTTCGACTTCAACAAGGAGCAGGACGTATGGTTCAGGTTGCCCAGATGGGCTACTCGCGCCTTCCTCTGGTGGATAATGCGCAAGCACAGAAGTACTCCACCACAGGGCGGTGTTAAAGAATCTGGCGGGAAATCTTAATTGACCGCTTCGGTATTAAAGCGCTGAACCATAGCCGTGAAAGCCGTGGTCGAGTTCCTGAAGCTCGCTATCTTCGCCGTCGCGGGCCTGATCGTTATCGAACTGGCTTTGCCGCTCTACGACGACGCGAGGTGGGCGGTGAGTCTTCCTGTCAGGTACGGTCCCCAGGCTGCCACTTTGGCCGGCGTGAAAAAGTCACTGTGCCCGCAGACGACTGGCTCGCCGGCCGTTGCGCCGCAGTTGATGGAGCCGATAGCAGCATCCGTGCCCTGGTAGCCCGAGTGCCCGAGCTCGCCCCAATTCGGATCCACGATGTGCAGTTGCTCGGCGAGCTGCGCGGCGACCGTGATCGTGTCGCCGGGGTTGTAGTACACGTCAACCCACTTCGTACCGACGGCGCGAGTGATCCGCGGCGTCAGAGCCCCGTTGATCAGGATGAGTCCGGCGACGGGCGCGCCGCGGTTCATGAGTTCGTAGGCGATCGCAGCCCCGTTCGAGTGTCCCACGATCACATCGCCCGCGTGGACGTACGGTAGCAGCGCGCCCACGATCATGGGGTTTACGATCGAGGTTTCGAGTTCCAACAGGTACCCGTAGTCGGGGTAACTGACCGTCCCGACCTTCGCGAGATACGGGATCAGGTTCTCGACCACGGAGATAGGGTCGGTCCTGATCCCGTGGATCAGATGGATCAATTCAAGCGTCCGAATCCAACTCCTAGATGTCCGCCCTGCACCATGTTCAAGAGCCACACGAGCAGGATGATCCCGACCACGACGTAGATGACCGTCTTGACGATCGGCGGGATACCGGGGATCTGGTTGATACCCCACAGAATCAAGCCCACGATGCAAAGAACGATGAAAGCTGTGAGCAGCATGCTGATCATGATTGCTCCTACGCCGTCTTCGGCGTAACCGCAGCAGCAGGCGGCGCGGCAGGGGCAGGGGCAGCCGCCGCAGTCTGTGCGGCCTGCTGGTATGCAGCGAGCTGAGTCGAGAGGTCGGTGATCACGGTCTGCAGCAGCGTCGTCTCACCCGCGAGCAGCGCAGCCGGCGCGTTGCCAAGCACGTAAAGCTCTGCGGCGGCGACGCCAGCGGCGTTCGGGGATTTCTCGAACACCTGAAGGGCGCCGATTGCTACGGGCACGCCTTCAATGACGAGTTGGCCCTTGATCAGGTTCAATAGGTTCTGCAGGAAACTCGGTTGACTAGCCATCTGTGGTCTCTCTCTGTTTGGGTGAAAGTGTGGGAACAATGGTCGGAGCGTTCTTCACCTGGTTGACGATGCTTTTCGCTTCAGACACCACGGCTGATGTGGACTGGCCGCGCCAATAGGTCAGAACTGCAATTGCTGCCATATAGTACTTCATCTGGTTTTCAGGCACGACGTTGCTCGTAGCCAAGATCGCGAGCGTACCACCTGCAATGCCGAGCATTCTCGTGGTGCGAGCCTCGAACCAGCTGAACACGTTGGTCGCAAACTGCCAGAAGGTCATTGCGAAGCCCCTCCGTTGAGCAGTAACGCTGCAAGCTCCGCATACCTTGCTGCGAGCTTTGGGTCTGCGACGTGGCATTCCAGTGAAGCAGACATCCAGTCCTGACGTGCGAGTGCGGCGACCATGTGGGGATACCGAAGCAGTCCCATGATCCCTTGATTGAACGCGATATCTAAACATACCGACTGCCTCACTGGATCAAGTGCGGCGTACCACGCAAGTGCGAGTAGGTATCCTTGCAGTTCATTGAGCGATGCCAGCAGCAATGCCGCAGCTGCTATCTTGCTGATCCCCGCGTCCACGTTGAAACCGTATCCGAGAGTGGTGTTCCCGTTGGTATCCTTATATGGTACCGCACGAAACCCTTCCTCGGTTTGCAGGCGCGGGAGCGCGATGTCCACAGCCGTCACTGCTCGCCCTTCGCCGCCGCAGTCCCCTCTGCGACTCCAAGCTCCCGAGCGATGGCTTCATTACGCGCCGCCAAACTGTTCGTCGTCTTGTGGACGCGGTTCAGCATCAGTAACGCGTAGATCTGCATCAGCCCGCCGATGACGGACATGACGCCGAGCAGAAACTCACCGATACCGCCTAAGCTTGCGGACATTTCACTTCCGTGCCGTCACCGTCGCGATGAGATCTTGGCACGCCTCCTTGTAGTTCGATATCGCGAACATCTGATACTCCTGATTCCTGACGAGAAGATCCTGCCGCAGGCCATATCCCCACGTCGCATCGAAGTCGCACGTGTAGCCTTGCGGATTCCACTCGAAATCGTTGTCGGGTGCGTTGGTCGCGCGCCAGGACTTCGAGATGTAATAGTAGAGCATCTCTGAGACCGGCGGCCAGGCGTGCGTGAAGTCACCGTACGCGCGGTTTGATGCCCAGTGCGGGGTGATAATCGAGCACTTACCGCCTGGAATCAGCACGCGATACAGCTCGTTGAAGATGTGCACGCGCTCTAATCCGGTGAAGTGCTCGAGCACGTGGCTCATGTGTGCTTCTTCGACCGATGAGTCGCCCCACGGCCAGGGCTTTGTGAGCTCCGCGACCACATCGACGCCGGGGAATTCGCGGCGGTCAACGCCAGTGAAGCCCGCTTTCTTGTTTTTGCCGGACCCGAGATCGAGTTTCAGGAGAGGCGCTGGTTCAACGGCTTTGGCGGGTTCGTTCATGCTTCACCACATCATGTCGTCGGCGTAACTGAAATGGCCCACTCTGATGGAACAGTCAATCGCACAACGGTAGCCGTGCTTGCGGAAATCGCCCCACGCGTAGAGATCCTGCGTGCTGAGCCCGCCCTTGGTCTGCGTGACAAACCACGGACGGCGCAGCTTCGGATCTTTGAACATGGAGATCCTAAACAGATTAAACCCCATACCCGTCCCGCAACACTCAACGAGCCCGCCGTTAGGGTCAGGCGGCTGCGGGCGGAAATTCAGTACCGGATCCTTCGGGTCGCCCCATATCTGGGCGCAGCCGCCCTCGCCCTTGGTGAAGTAGAGCCCGCCGATGCAGGCAAACTCCGGATGCGCTTCCATCTGCTCGCACAGCTTCAGCACTCCATCACTTGGCGGGGCGTTATCGTGCTCTATCGTGAGGATGTACTCCCACTTCGCGAGCTCTTCGTTCGCGAGGATCTGCTCGATCGCCGTCGAATACGCGTCCCCAACCTCCATGCCTTGCGCCAAGATGCGCACCACGCCGTTGTTCGGCGGGAAGGCGAGGTTCCAGTGCGAGAGTGCCACCTTCGCGGGAATGAGATCGGCGGCGGGCAAGATGACGACGATACGTTGGCGCTTCCACGACGCGCCCTTCATGAGCCGCGCGCGCGTCTTGGTGAGATCCTTGTTGTGCGCACCGCCGAGGTCAGTGCAAACGAGTTGTGGTCGTGTCATTTGAGCCACGCTACGGTTGCTGTACTGGAACTGCCAGCTTGGGCAATAGAGAGCAGGAAGCCACCCGCATTGTCATTCGCACCACTCGCAGAGGTAATGCTGCCGGTAATCGTGCCCGTGGCGCCCGCCGACACGTTCGTCTGGTTGCAGCTATGGACGGTCGTGTAAGCCGTGGCCAGAGTAGCGTTCGTATCAAGCGTCCCGCTGAAACCGCTCGGTGCAGTCAAGGCAGAAGTGTTGCTGCCCTTGTTGGCACCATCCGCCGCCAGATAGAGAAGATCATCACCCGCCGCGGCCGTTACGCCAGGGATGGCAACACTGATCGGGAAAGGGCCAGCAGCGGGCGCTACCTGATTGACCGCGGTGAACGGCGATGTGGTATTGCGTCCAGAGAAGCAATTGCAGTCCGCCGCGATGACCCCGGAGGTGGCACTCGCGGTGATCGTATAAGTGGATGGTTCGCTTGCCCCTCCAACCTTGTACAGCGCGACCGGATACTGTTGGCCAGAATCTGTGAGCGGGATCGTCGTAAGTCCCGGGATGACAGAAAATCCAGGACAGGAGATCGTAGCCCCAGCAGTCACGTTCGCTTGCAAAATGATGATGTCGTTTAACTGCGGGCCGACCCCCCCGATGCCACTGACAGTGATCACCACCGTGGTTCCGGTCGTGATGACCGTTCCGCCCGCTGAGCCTCGCCATGCCATCTTATGGTCCTATGCTCGAGCCGATCTGCGTCGGCGGATTCCCGGTTGCGGGGTCATATCCCCAAGCCCCCATGTCGCACGCAGAGCCTGAAGACAGGCCCGTCGTGCTGCCGGCATTGTGCGCCGCACCTCCGCTTGTGATCTGGTAGGCGTCCGAAAGGGTTGCCCCAGAGCCTACAAAACCAGGCGTGTTGTTCTGGATGCTATGACCGTCGTAGGTAGCCTGTGTGCCGCCGTTTGAGGTGACCGCGGAGAGAAACGCCGAAAGCGTCGTGTAGGCGTTGATCAGGGTCGCGCCGTTCGCGTCCGTGACCAGCGCCCACGTCATGCTCGCGGGATAGAGGTTGTAATCGAGGAGCCCGTTTGAGTTTGGGCTCGTGCGCAGCATCTTGTAGTCTGGCGATACTGAGCCCGTGAGGATGTTGTTGTACGTGCTGATCAGGCCCCCACCGTTCTCCGCGTAGAGCCACATCGCCGTCTCGACGATGCCGCTCGGATTGGACATCACGAAGGTGTTGCTGTAGATGAGCGCCGGAGTCGTCCAACCGTAGCTCTGAGAGAGAGTCGAGCCGCCCAAGCCGAAGAAGGACGACAGCACGATGTTGTGGTGAATCTTCGAGGTCAGGGTCAGGCTTCCGGTAGTCGCCCCGGTAAAATCTTGCATACCGTTCGCAGAGGATTGAGCCGTGAACATCGAGCAATCGATATAGTTGTAGGCGATCTCATTCCCCTGATTCACGTACTCCTTGCCGTAAAGCGCTCCGGCATTGACGATCGTGTTCCAGCGGAAGTAACTGCTCGTCGTCTCCCAGGCGAGGATGCCATCCAGGTGATCAGCGCTATTCGTGCCGTCCCAGCCGATGTTGTCGTGGATGTAATTGTTCTCGATGTGACAACCCGTCACATTCATCGTCTCAATCGCTGGGCAGTTGTCCGACGAGAAGCCCGCAGCGCTTCCCCCTGTCACCTCGGTGAAGGACTGCGTGAAGCCGGGAAGCGGCGAGCCGACTGCGTACGTCCCCCACTGCGTCGCGCGGCGTCCGAAGCCGATCAGCTTGATATAGGAGAGCGTGACGTAGCCCTGGTTGGTCGTCGCGCCCGCGTTCTGTCCAATCATCCCGCCTTGATAGTTGAGCCCACCGCCATAGTCTCCGCCGCCGGTCTCGGCATTCAGCACCGCAAAGTTCGCCCGATTGGTGATAGCGACACCGGCAGAGGTACATGAGGCTACGTACGTCGGACTCGCCGATGAGGTGCCACCATTGATTTGCAGCGCGTTGCTGTAGTTCGCAGAGACCATCAGGGCCGAGATGTTGTACTGCCCCTGATCGGCGATGATCCCCACGTTCTGGCCGGCATAGGTCGCGCCATTGGCGTTCAGAGCCGTGATCGCCCAAGGCTGAGCGAGCGTGCCGGGGTTGGAGTTCGAGCCGGTGGGAGAGATGAAGTAATTGAACGTCGTGGTACTCGACTCGTACAGATTCCCAGCAGAAGCAACCAGCTTGCCGCCTGAGTAATAGAGTACCGCCGCCATATCACGCCGTCACATTCACGAACTGCACGGGTGCGTAGTAGTCCACGGCGTTGCCTCCCGAGCCTGCGCCTGAGATCGCGGACAAGCCCATGGATGACGGTAGTGCCGCCGAGCTTGCCGAGAAGAATCCCTGCCCCGGAACGAACTGCATGCTGCTGGCTGGCACCTGCCCGATGAGCCCCTGAAGCTGCGGGCCAGGCCCCACTGGCACCACTACATTGCTCAATGAGATGCCGTTGGTGTTGACGAACGTGGTGTTCGTCATGACACCGACGAAGAGATCGAACCCGCCCGTGTAGTTGACATTGATCGGCGCAGAGAAGCGGCGAATACCCGTGATCGAAGCGTTAGAGTTGTTGCTGGAATTCGTGAACGCATAGGATTGCGAACCGCTTGAGGCGAGCGAGAGGGTCGAGCCGTTGAGAGAATACAGGCCCACATACATGCTGACGGTTTGCGCTTGAGTCGATATGGCAAGCGCAGCGGCCGAGATCGAGGCCATGATGTCGGCGCGCGTCGCAGTAAAGGCGATCGGATGCAACGCCGGGTAGACCTGGATGCTGCCCGCGCCATTCTGCGTGACTGTCGTGTTGAGCGATGGCAGAGGCTGGAAGAACGACAGCTGGACGGGCGATGCGCCGATGCTGATCGTGGAACCATTGACGGCGACTGAGACGAGTCCGGTGCCGCTGATACTTGAGGTTGCTGGCGCAGACAGCTCGATCGTGCCGCCGGTCATGCCGCCTGAGAGCGCGCCGCCGAAGGTGTAGCTCACCGAGCGTGCATCGACCGTGCTGCTGGAGGATGCGCCGGTCGTGTTGTTGACGAAGTAGAAGCCGAGCGACTGATTCGACTGAGCGGACGCACTCGCTGTGATCGTGCTGCCGTTCATGCCGAAGGAGACATTGTTGCTGTTGCTGAATACGATCGTGCCGGCGTTTTGAGAAGAACCCGCGGCGGATATTGCAGCTCCCGCGCCGCCCGCCCCTCCAGCTATGGAGACCGTGGCAAAGCCGTTCGCGCCTGTCGCCTCGCTCAGTGTGATGTTCGCGCCGCCGACGAGGACGAGCTGTCCCGTCACCATGGAGGTGTTGCCGGCCGTGTTGCCGCCCGTTGATACACCGATCGGCATTTCCGCGTTGGCGGAGATCGTGATCGTCATGCTGCCGGCGTTGGTCGAGCCTGAGAGCGTGACGTTGTTCCCGCCCGCCCACACCATCTGTCCGGTGACGAGTCCCGTATTTCCCGACGTGTTGCCGATGTTTGACAGGCCATCAGAGAACGCACCGTAGCTCGTCGTGCCTGGAGCTGAGATCAGGATGGATCCACCCGATGCGCCGACCGAAACGACGCCATAGCCGACGTAGGTAATCGAACGCGCATCGACCGTCGTAGAGGAGGATTGCCCGGTCGTCTGCGAGGAGAAATACACCCCCATCGACTGATTGGACTGCGCTGAGGCAGAGGCCGTGACGGTGCTGCCATTCATGCCGAAGCTGATGTTATTGCTGTTCGAGAAAACGATGGTCCCGGCATTCTGGCTTGAGCCAGCCGCCGAGATTGCGGCACCCGCGCCCGCTGCGGCCGAGATCGTGACCGTCTGTGCACCGCCCGCTGCTGTGCTGACTGAGAGCGTGACGTTATTGCCGCCTGCGAAGACAACTTGCCCGGAATAGGTGCCCGTGTTCCCAGCGGTGTTGCCGATGTTGGATACACCGATAGAACTCGGCGGAGCGGACAGCTGAATGCTGCCGTTCGAGTACCCGACGGTGAGCTCGCCCAAGCCGTTGAAAGACAGTGAGCGCGCGTCCAGCGTCGTTGATGAGTTCTGAGTGGTGTTCCCAAGGCCGTAGAGCCCGACAGTCTGATTCGACTGGGCAGAGGCACTCGCCGTCACGGTCGAGCCGTTCATGCCGAACGACACGTTGTTTGAGTTGGAAAAAACAACGGTGCCGGCGTTCTGCGAGGATCCAGCGGCACTGATTGCAGCGCCACCGCCACCAGCGACCGAGGCTGTGATGACCGATGAGTTCGCCGCGAGCCCGAACGACACACCGTTTGAGTTCGAGAAGATCATCGTGCCGGAAGTGCCGGTATTGGCACCCGCACCGACGGCCGCGATGCCAGCAGCAGCTCCAGGAGTGACGGTCGCGGTCAGTACGCCATTTGCGATACCGAAACTGACACCGTTGGAGTTGGAAAAGGTGAGTACGCCACCGCCTGCAGATGAGGCGCCGGCCGATATGCCTACACCGCCACCGGCTGCGCGCAGGCTCACATGCCCTCTCCTGGGGTGACTTCAAAGCCCGTCGCGGAGCTTGCGATCATCCACACCCCGACGGGCAATCCCGAGATCGTCTCGACGCTGTTGCCGATCATGCCGATGGTGTTAGCAGATGGCACACCGGCGCTCGGTGCTCCGACACTCGTCACCGAACTGGCCGCTCCCCAGGTGAAGTACTGCTGACTCGATGAGAGATTCCTGATCCGGTACGACTGTACGGCGTTTTGGCCGTTTGACAGGATCTGAATGGCGGTCCCGACCAGAAGGTAGGTCGGGCCTTGCGGTGAGAACGTTGAGTTCAGTGCCATCGCTACACCTTCGTCGCGCCAGGATCATTCGCCGGCGACATGTGCCCACCAGTTTCGAGGTCTGTACCCGTGCCGAAGGTTGACGCCTTACCGTCGGCGTTGGGTGTAGTCCACGCGCCGTGTCCTGCCCAATTGCGGGGCCGCACGTTTCTCTGATTGGTCACATTGCCGCGAAAGTTCATGAAGTTGTCATTCAATTCCGGGCTCGTCGGTGTGGACTCACGGAAGGCCGTGATCGATGAAAAACGTTTGATGAACTTGCGCATACATTACTCCGGCGAGGCTGTTGCCTTGCTCTTGAGAAACACGGGTAGGAACACCAGCACGGCGAATGATGCTGCGGCGCCGAGCGCGAGCCAGTCACGCACGCACACGACGACGACGAAGAGACTGAACGCCATGACCATCGCGACCATAACGACGAGTTTCGCCGAGAGCGCTTGAAGCGCGAGGGAAAGAACGGTGACCATCGTCGAGTGGCTCGGTGCTTGTGTCGGTGCGTCAGTCTGCATGGGCTTCTCCGTTGGTGGCTGGTGGCTCAAGCGGCATGGTGAATTTAGCGCCCTTGCCTTCCGTATCATGTTTGTACTTCAATGACAAGGCCCGAATCAGCCGATCCGCGATCTGAAGTTTGTCCTTCGTGGACTTCGCGCACGCCAGCCACTCGTTGAGCTGGTCGATCGTCTTGTCGAGGTCGTCTGTTTTGCTCATTGGATCGTGCTCGGGCCTTGCTGCATGGCCGGTGCGACCATGCCGGGCGCTGCTTGGCTCACGGCCTGCCCAGCGATGGTGGGCCGCGCCATCTTCTGCGCCATGCTCGTCTCGAGAAATTTCCTGATCGCTGGGCGGGCCACGACGGCAGCAGCGAGTGATGGGTTGTGCAGGTAGGCGCCAGCGGCGATGAGAAAGTCCACAACGCTGAATTCGCCCTCGCGGCCGATCTTGTCGACCGATTTGAACGCCTTCGGTGCCGCAAGCGCTGCGCGTGCTATGGTCGCGAGTTCGCCCGTCAACGGCGCGCCGTTCTGATAGAGCCTACCTAGAGCCTGCCCAGATACGCGCCCGGTTGACTTGTTCATCGCGTCCTCCACCGCGTAGGTCTGCGCAATCTTGACGCGCGCCGCACGCAGTTGGTTAACGAGCTGAGGTTGCCCTGAGTCTCCCGCATGGCGCTCGAGACGAGCCTCGAATGCATCGGCTATCTGGCGCTGCACGAGCCCTAGTGCGTTCTTCGCCGGGTCGTAGTCCTTCAGGTTCGTGCTCGAATCCTTGCGCAACTGCCGCATCGCGTCGATTGCCTCGCGAGCGGAAAATTGGGGCTGGAAATACCGGCCCTTGAGCGCCTCAATTTGCGAGGCATCTGGCCCACCAGGAGGCGGACCTTCTCCAGGCTCACGCGGGAATGCCCTGTCAACCTTGGAGAATCTCGCTCCAGAAGTCGCAACGTCCTCCATAAACTGCTCGTCCGCCTTGACCTGTCCTGTCTGTGCCAGCACTTCGTATGGTTTTGAGAGTACGTCGCGCATCTGCTCGAGCGCCTGTGGCGACAAATCGTGACCTTCTGGATAGCCGAGTGAGAGGCCGGTGAGTTCCTGCACACGCTCGTCATTCCTCGCCGACAACTGGCGTTCTAATTTCGCTTTACCGGTCGCGGATGCCAAATTCGCACCCACGGTGTCCTCAGGCGGCATTCTGAATCCGGCCTGCTGGGCTTCTCGCACAGCGGCTGCTCTCCCGCCGCCGCCGACGGCCGCACTGCCGGACACGCCCTCAGCCACGTCAGAGGCAGCCTTAAGGCCTATCCCTGCAGGGTTGACGAGCCCGCCGAAAAGCATGGCGGAAACGGTATCCGCCGCCTTGCCGATAAAGTTGTCCGGCTTCTCGGTGTACTTGTCGAGCGCCTGCATGAAGGTCTGAGATGGTTGCGCCATCTCAAGTTCTGGGTACCTCTTTAGGCCCATGGCGGACAGGCCCTTATTCGCAAGATTCCCGGCCGCGACCCCGGCATCGGCCGCCATCATGGGAAGCGCCCCAGCTCCTTCGGCGATCGGGCGCACCACGGCGCTTGCCCACGGCCCGAGCGCCTTGTCGTCTTGCTGCGGCGGTTGCTGCGGTGGGGGCTGACCGTTCAGTTGCGCGAGAATCGCCGGATCCTGCACGGGCTGTGGCCCCGCGGCAGGTTGCTGCGAGCCCTGCTCAAGCTGCGCAACCACGTTCGGGTCATTGACCGGTTGGAGCGGCATTGCCCGTATCCTCGTACCATTGTCCGTTTTGCTTCACGTACGTCTTGCCGTTGAGCGTTTGGCGCTGGACCGGCTGTTGCTGCTGCCCGCCTTGCATTCCCGTGCCGAGGCCCTGTAGCCGCTGCTGGAGCTGCTGTCGAGTCTCGGCGAACCCCTGGATGCGATTGCGCATCGACTGCTTTTCCTGCTGGATCACGGCGGCGAGCTGCTGGGGATTCATGGACGCCTCCATCAGACGCTGAGCTTCCTTACGCGAGGCGTCCGAGGACGCGGCGGCGCTGCCCGTGCCACCCGACATGACTTTCGCGTACTCGGTGGAGGCGGTGAGTACGGCGTTCATGAGCTTCGTCGCCTGCGGGTCGCCCTCGATCTCGGTCTGACCTGCGAGAATAGCCTTGTTGATCGCGGGAACCTGCGAACGCGGCACCTGATTGTTGAGCGCGAGCACCATGTCCATCTGCTTCGTGGCGTTCGCCTCGTACGCCATCACGTTGCCTTCCTGACCCTGCACCTTCTGCAGTTCGGCGGCGGTTGACTTGTAGATCGCCTGATTGACGGCGACGGCTTGCGGTCCGCCCATCTCCTGAGCCTTCTGCGCAGCGCGGTCGAGCACTTGCATGCGCACTTCGGTACCGCCGAATCCCATCGATGGCATGTGCCCGGTGTTCAGGTATTCGGTCGCGGCGAGGTCAATCGCCTGCGCAGAGGCAGCCTGCTTCTCCTGCTTTTCCTTCTCAAGCTGCAATCGCTGCTCGGCGACTTGAAACGACATCGTCGCGCGCTCGAGCTGCGTGATCTGCTGTTCCTTCAGCTTGAAGATCTCGAGCGACTGAGTCTGCAAAGCCTTCTTCTCGTCCATCGCATCGTGCGTCATCGAAAGCGCAAAGTCGCGCGCCTTCTGCGCAGCGTCCGCTCGACCGGAATAGGCATCGAGCATGACTTTGTAGATCTCAAGCTGCTCGGCGTGCTGGTCCTTCAGCTTCTGCATCTCCTCCTTCCACTTCTCGAGCGACTCCTTGTATTTATCCTGCGCACCCTCGTTGAGCCCAGTCACCATGCCCGTAAGCGCACCGAGCATCGCCTGGCCCGAGATACCGGAAGCCTTCCCTCCTAGCGCGGTGAGAATGCCAATGACCGGCGCGACTGACATCGCTGTGCCGTAGGCCACTTGGGATGTCGGATACTTCTGGAAAAGCTGATCGAGCTGCTGCTGCTCCTGACCGAGCTTGCCAGCCATACCAGCGGAGAGATCCGCCGCGCCACGCTCCTGGCCTTCAAGCTGGCCCTCTGCAGCGGTGGCCTGGGCGCGATAGTTGGCGATCGCCGTGTCCTGAGCAGACGTGTCGGGCGGTGTGTACTGGGGTTGCTGCTGCGTGGGCGGGATCATCGTGGATGCGGCACCTGTCACCGCGGGCAGCGCCCCCGTATTCACGTCTGTTGGCAACTCCTGCGGCGGGGAGACGGGCTGCATCCCGGAGCCGGTCGCATTGGTCAGCGGCGCAGCGTACCCCGGCATCATCGAGGCAATGTCTTGCTCGGTCGTGCTCACATCATTCCTCCGCCCGAAGCATACGCGCCTGTGATCTGGCCGTAACTCTGAGCCGCGGTGCCTTGCTGAACGGCGGTGAGTTGCGCGGGCGTCAGGCTCGGCGTGCTACCCGCCCCAGGGCCGAACGGCGAACCCGATCCCGTGTACTTCGGCAGCGAGTCCAAGAGATCAAAGAAACCGACCTGCTCGAGCGCGGCTTGCGAGGGCGCAGTGAAGGATCCGCCCGCATCGACTGCGCCCGAGGAGCCTGCCGTGATCTGTTGCGCTTGGCCGATCATCGTTGAAATCTGATCGTACTGGCTCTGATCTGCGACCACGGTGCCACCGGAGCCGGGCAGGTACCACGCGCCCGTCGCGTTGGGATTCTGCGGCGTTGCCCCGCCGACGTAGCCGTAATACCCGCTGTAGCCGCTCGGCAAGAACTGATAGGTCTGCGAGGCGTTCGGTGCGTTCGGATCGACGTAACCCTGGCCTGAAACGTTCGTGATATCGCTCTGCATGCCGGTTTGCGTGC